GTTGGAACTATAAACGCTGTTGTTAGTGCTAGACCTCTGAGCCGTGAAGAGTTCGAGCAAAGGTATTTAGCTAATGAATCCAATGATGAAGGCGATGAGGTTTAAACAAGCGTAGCTTGTGCTGGCCTCTGACAAGAGATGAATTTGAGCAAAGGTATCTTAATTCTAGTGCAGAGGACGAGGAAGAGTAGTAAGGTTGAGCAGACTTAAAACTTTGCGAGACACCATGAAAAACCCCATTAGAGAAAGCACTCTATACTATTACCGTTGTCCTAAGTGCGATCATGTTAGCGTGTATGTGAGTTACAACGACTGGCTTATTTGTGGTTATAGGCGTTGTGGTGTGAGGTTTATTCGGTTTGGCAACACTATGGATGAATGGGAATACGATAAGATTTGGGGTGTAGCATGAGTAAAACGCCTGAAGAGTCAGTCTGCATTACACTTAAAGACATTCTTGGCATGACTATAGAAGAATATCTGTTCAAGCACAGTGAAGAAATTGCAGAAGAGGTATTAAACAATAATCCATTATTGAAAGAGCTAAAAGATAATGAAAACACCCGAAGAGTTGGCAAAGGAGTATGCAAATGAGTACGCCACTGACGCTGGTTATATATTGAGCAAAGTTGGATTTTTAGCTGGCTACCAAGTTGGCTACGAAGCTGGATACGAAAGCCTACGCGACCAGATACAATCACTAGAGTCGCAGCTACGACAAGCTAATGGCATGGTCATGAAATTGGAAGCAGAGAGATGAGTAAGACACTCGAAGAGTTAGCAGAAGAATGGATTGAAGCAAACGGCTGGAATACAGAGCCATTTCGTGACGAATATACAATAGAGTTTCGAAAACAAGGATATGTCGCTGGCTACCAGGCGGGACGCTCAAACAGCGAAGCTGTGCAAGCCGCAGCGTCGCAGTGGATTAGCGTTGATAAACAGCTTCCAGAACTTGAAATTCAATGTATTTGGATTGATGTAAGATGTATTGCCCTAAATGCAATGGCAGCAAGGAATGTAGATGATTGCGAAATGTGGTGGAATAATTATACCCACTGGATGCCGATACCTAAACCACCTGAGGAATAATGGGCATTGAGCACCGTATGAAGGATGAGACTGAGCATGCTCGCAGATGTCCTATGTGCAAGCATGTGAGCACTGTGTCGACACAGGATGGCAGGGACTTTTACTTCTACTGCCAGAATCCTGCATGTTCAGTTGAGCGAATCTATAATGACAATGCTGTAATGATGTCTGGGCATAATGTAGCAAATAATGACTGAAGTTACTGAGCGTATAGTATGGGCTCCCCAATCGGGTCCGCAGGAAATGCTGGTAGCATGTCCTATTACGCTTATAGGCTACGGTGGTGCTCGTGGTGGCGGTAAGACCGATGGTGTGCTGGGTAAGTTCGCTATAAACCAAGAACAGCTTGGTGAGGCGTTTAACGCTATATTCTTTCGTAAAGAGCTACCTCAGGCAGATGACTTGATAGAGCGAGCCAAGCAGATCTACCTACCGCTTCGTGCTCATTGGCAGGACCAGAAGAAGCAGTTTACATTTCCTAATGGTGCGCGGTTAAGGTTTAGACCACTAGCTGATGATAGTGATGCCGAGAAGTACCAGGGTCAGAATTTATGTGTAGCGGTTGGTACCCCCATTCGTATGGCAGATGGGTCTTTCAAACCGATTGAACAAATCCAAGTTGGAGAAATGGTATCTACTTTACTTGGGCCAAGAAAGGTTACTTGTAAAATCAAACCTTACCTTGCCCCGTGCGTCGAGAGCCGAGTTTCGGACCAGGACGGCAACGTGGTTGGGGTGCAGAGAAATCCCATTTGGCACCCTGTTTTGACCGCACATGGAGTTTCTTCCACCGCTGCAAACTCCTTGCAACACACGTCTCAGAAACGCCATATCGATCAGCAATCTTTGCAATGGGCACTATCTGTTTGTAACGTAGATCGTATATTTCCCGCATATAAGGGTCTAAAGCACCAGGCTTGGTTCTCTTGGAAAGAAGATAGGAAAACTTATTGTAAAGAGTCATTGGATGACACCCTAAATACGCAGCAGCTTGATTCGTTGTCCGTCCCTGTAACGCTTCACGCACCGACTGTTCGGTTAGCTCGTAAGCTCGCACGTTCTTGCCACGTCGTTTCCAACGAATGTCATGCTCCTGACAAATCTTGCGAACAGTTGTCGGACTCATGCCTAATGAAGCAAAAGATACGTCAGGGTTTTGAGCAGCTTGACTCACTTTTTCAACCAGTTCTGGGTTCGCTCTCCACGCTTTGTGATGCTTTTTCAAATGCTCAGACCAAGACGCAAACAACTGTAGATTTTCAATGCGATTGTCTGTCTTGTCGTGATTTATGTGATGAACATTTTCACCAGGCTGTAGAAAACGGCCAAGGTAAACTTCCATTACAAGACGGTGTTGCTGAATTGTCCCATACATTGAACGAGGATGAGTCGGGCACCATTCAAAAACATAACCTTGAGCACTCAGAGTGGTGGGTGCATCCTTATAGCGGCAAGGCATTTTATCTCGCTGAGGATGTTGTTTTTGGAAAGATGGAAGTTTCATATGTTGGTGAATGCCTAGTGACTGATTTAACTGTAGAGGAAGCTAATCATTATATATCAGATTGCGGCCTTATCAACAAGAACTCACATGCTGCGATTGAGGAGGCGGGTAACTTCTCTACTCCTAGTCCTATCTGGAAACTGTTTGGAGCGTTGAGAGGTCGAGGTGGTGGGCAGGTTATTCTTACCTTTAACCCTGGTGGTGTAGGTCATCACTGGCTTAAAGAGCTGTTTATCAGACCAGCACCAATGGGCAAAAAGATACTGACTAAGGATTTACCTAACGGAAGTAGCTTTGATTACATTTATATCCCTAGCCGTATAGCAGATAACAAGATTCTACTTGCTCAAGACCCAGAGTATATCAACCGACTGCACATGGTTGGTAGTCCTGAGTTAGTACGAGCATGGCTAGAAGGAGACTTTGAGATACATGAGGGTTCTTACTTTCCAGAGTTTAGCAGTCGCCACATTATCCCACCTTTTAATATTCCTAAGCATTGGCCTAGGTATCTTGGGTATGACTGGGGCTTTCGCTCTCCTTTTGCCGCTGTGTGGGGTGCTGTTAGCTCTGGACGGGATGATAAAGGCAATGAGGTTCCTTACCCTAAAGGTGCAATCATTATTTACAGAGAGATGCATGGTAAGGGCATCGACAACACGCAGCAAGCCGAGCGAATCGCAGCCGCATCTATTGGAGAAAACGTTCATGCCGCAGCAGATCCATCCATCTTCAACAACCAGGGCGGCCCTAGTATTGCTGACCAGTTCCACACAGTGTTTGCAAAGTACAAGCACCCAAACTTTAGACCAGCCGATAATGACCGTTTATCAGGGTGGTCGCAGATAAGACAACGGTTGGTGAGTAAGCCGGCTCTGTTGTATATTACAACTCAATGCCCAGGACTATTAGAAGCCCTGCCTAGTTTGGCGATTGACAAACGAAGACCAGAGGACGTTGATACAGAAGGTAACGACCATCTTCCAGATGCTTTACGCTATCTTTGCAAAGAACGTCTAGTTGATAGTAAATGGGAACAACCAGCGGAAGTATTCAACAAAGGTGTGATTAAACTGCAAGCGTATATAGCGCAGATGAGATCGCAACGAGGTAGAGCACAAATATGAAGATTAAGCCATTAGTTGAACGATTCTCTTCTACCTATTGGAAGACCGAGATTACTCGTGCGGAAGAGAGATCCAAGAAGTTCATCGAAATGGCGGAAGAGTCCATCCGCGTTTATAACGCTCAAAGAAAAGTAGGTATCTTAAGTGATACAGAACGACGACTTAATGTTTGGTGGTATTGTGTTAATACTCTTCTACCTGCTTATTATTCTTCTACACCAAAAGCAGAAGTAAGCCTTCGTAAGCGCACTGGTGGAACTCTTGAGGAGTTATCCGCTGTTATCCTTGAGCGTAACATTCAATACGTTATGGACTGTGAGTTCCCATTTGATAACGTTGGATATAACGCAGCGTTGCAATTCCTTCTTACTGGCCGCTCTGTTCTTTGGGCACGATATGAGGCAGAGATTGAGGAAGAGGAAATGGAAATCGCTCTCTTCCCGTCGTCGGATGGCGCGTTATTGGACGACCAAGGACAGCCATTCACACAAGAGATTATCTCACAGCGTGAAGGTCCTGGTGGCCTCATCCTTGCTAAGGTTAAGATTGAGAAGAAAGAAAGTGATGATGCTTATTTAGACGTTGTTCAATACAACGATTACCACTGTTCTGATGCTAGAAACGAAACAGAAGTAGAGTGGCGTTCTCGTCGTGCATATCTTACACGGCCACAAGCAGAGCAGTTATTTGGCACAGAAATTGCAGATAAAATGCACTTTGATTCATTTCCAGATAAAGCGATTAAGGACTGGAATAAGGATTCCGACAAGTACGAGGGCAAAGCTGAAGTATACGAGATTTGGTGCGAAGAAACAGAGAAGGTTTACTGGGGTCACAAGTCTGCTGAAGAGTTTATTATTCATGAGTCAGAGCCACCTATAGACTTTGAAGGATTTTACCCTTGTTCTGTAATTGCTCAAAGTGCTGATCCTGATTCAGTTCTTCCAGTGTCTGACTATGCACATGTTAAAGACCAGATCCTTGAAATTGAGCGGCTCACAACTCGTATCCATGCCGTAACTCAAACTATCCGTACTAACGCTCTCTATGACGCTTCACTTGGCCTACAGGTTGAACAGCTCATGATTGGCGACTTAAAGATGGTGCCGGTTATGAACTGGCCGTCCTATAAGAGCCGTGGCGGGTTACAATCTGGCATTGAGTTTATGGATATAACTCCATATGTTAATGCGTTACAGCAGCTACAAGCGGCTCGACAATCAGCACTCCAACAACTATACGAAACCCTCAAAGTATCTGATCTCCTTCGTGGAACATCAGAGCAATATAAGTCGGCTACAGCTAATAGACTGGAGTCGCAGTGGTCATCCCTTGGTCTTGTCGTGCGTCAAAACATGTTCTGCAAGTTCGTCTCTGATGCGATTGCTAAACTTGGCACAATTATTGCAGAGCAGTTTGACCCAGAGACAATCTTTGATGTTGGCGATGCTGATAGGATGATTGCGGCTGTATTGCCACCTCCTCCAGAGCTACCAGCTCCACCAATGCCGCAACCTGGTCAAGAGGGTATGCCACCAAGTGATATGGGTATGGCACCACCACCTATGCCAATGGGCCCACCTATTGAGATGCAGATCGCAATGTACAAGGAGCAAATCCTTGGGCTTCTTCGTGATGAAGAAAGAATCAATTACCGCATCAAGATTGCATCCGATAGCATGGTTGCTATTGACCAAGCACAAGAACAGCAAGAGGGCGCCCAGCTCATGTCAACGGCTGGTGAGTTCTTCAATCAGATGCGTTCACTGATTGAGCAATACCCTCCTTTGCTTGGGTTCTCTATTGAGCTATTCCAGAACGTAATCAAGCGGTTCAAGTCTGGCAAAGAGTTAGACGGCATCTTTACCAAAGCACTCAATCAGATTGGTGAGATTGCTAAGGCTAAGGAAGAAGCAGCTAAACAACCACCTCCTCCAGATCCTGCTATGCAAGATATGCAGGTTCGCCTGCAAATTGCACAAATGGAGTCTCAAGCAAGGATTCAAGCTACTCAGATTCAGGCTCAGGATAGCCATGAGAAGAATATGCTATCTGCTCAAGAACAGCAGATGAAGATGCAGCGTGAGCAACTTACTGGTAATATCCAAATGCAAAAAGCTCAATTAGAACAGTATGTAGCTGAACAAGAGCTGGCATTGAAGCAGCAAGAGTTGCAGATCAAAGCTAACTCAGTTCAGGTTGATATGCTTAAAGTTCAGGCAATGACGCAAAGCGATACTACAAAGCATGAAATCACTGCTGAGAATAACCGCTTGCAAGGATTGCTTGAGGTTCAAAAGTTGGATGCACAGCAGACACAATTCCGACTTGCTCAACAAGAGAAACTCATGGAAGAGCAACGATTGAAGCAAGAGCAACAACTTGAGCAGATCAGGCTTTCTATGGATGCCTCACAGCAAATGCAACAACCGACTACTGTTGTAATTAAACCATAAATATTACTGAGGAAAATGAGTAAATATAAACTCTTTCAATGGTGTCCAGTACAGGAAAAAGTTGTTCCAGTTGAAGAAGTAATGGTGCGAGTTCATGCCAATGCTTCGCACATGTTTATTCATGACGAGATGCCACCGACTAGGAATCCTTTAAATCCTAAAGAGATTTACACAAGTAAGAGCAAACTAAGAGCAGCATATAGAGCTGCTGGTGCTGAGGAGATAGGCACAGAATTTGAAAAAGGGTACAACCCCGAACGTCATGCTGAAACGCGTGAAAAACAGGTTGTGGCTAATTTTATGAGACAGGTAAAGGACAGACTAAATGGATAACGTAGAAATAGACGTAGAGCAGGACTTAACGCCTCAAGATACTGAAGTTGTAGCAGAGCGCGAACAGGCAAGTGTCAGCATTCGACAAGCTCTTTCTAAGCAGTTTAAGAAAGAAGATGATGCTATTGTCAGCGATGCTCCAGAGCATAATGACCCTGAAACAGAAGAAGAATCTGAAGCCGTTGAAGCAGCGCCAGAAGTAGAGCGAATCCCAGTAGTTCCTCCTGCTGATATGAACAAAGCAGAGAAAGAGGCGTTCCTTAACCCTACCCCTGCTAATGCTCATGTTCTTCAGCAGTACATGAATCGCAGAGCTTATGAGCTTAGAAGCGATCATCAACGTCACATGGTAGAGGTTGAGCAGCTTAAAAAGCAGACCTCAAGCATTGTTGATACTATCAAAGAGTATGAGAACGATTATGCCAGGCAAGGCATTTCCCTAGGTGACATAGCTAAACGCTCAGTTGCTTGGGATAGGGCCATGCAGAACAATCCTGTTCAAACAGCGTTAGAATGGCTCGACTCTTATGGGCTTACTCTTGATGACCTTACAGCAACTCAACAACAGGCATTCCAGCAGGGATATCAACAGCCGCAACAGAATTATCTGACGCGAGAAGAAGCCGAGCGTATTGCTGATGATAAGTTTAAATCTTACCAACAGCAGCAAGAGCAATCTGCCGTTGCCTATTATAATGAGCGGGTTGTAGAATCGTTTATGTCAGCCAAGCCTCTCTTTAGAGACCCTGAAACAGCTTCGCAGTTAGAAGCTGAGATGGCTCCAATAGTGAGTGCTTTAACAGGTACAGGCAAGTACAGCTCTCCAGAGGAGATACTAGAAACGGCTTATAACTACGTAGTAGCTGGCAACCCGACCTTTTCCAGTCTGAATTCAGCAATGACTGCAAAGGTGGTGATGGATCAAAAACAAGCGGCAGTCCAAAGGGCTAAGTCCGCTTCTCGCTCAATCTCTGGGTCCGCAGGTAGTGGGACTCCAAAGGTAGTATCAAAAGATTTACGGGATAACCTTCGTCGTCGATTTGGCGGTGATTAGCTAGAAGCTAGTTTGGTTGTCTTGTAAGAAAAAACTTTAAGGACAACTAAAATGCCAAATTTAGAGGAAGCAATTGTAGCGACCTTGTTTGATCAAAGTGATCAGATCGCAGATGAAGTACTTCATCATAACCCACTTTTGAAAGCTCTTGATGCACAAGGACTTATCCGTAAGTTCTCTGGTGGATATGAGCTTCGTAAGCCAATTATGTACAATGATGCGGCTGTTGGTGGTTTCTACGCTGGATTTTCTGCGTTCAACCTTGATGCAATTGATGATGCAACTGCATTCCGATTTGCTATCAAGCAGGCTTATGAGCCAGTAGCAATCAGCGGACGTGATCGTCGTGCTAACCGTGATCAGGCTATGTTGCTTGATCTTGCTGAAATGAAGATGAAAGCTGCTATCAGCCGTCTTAAGAATACTGTTTCTACCTCGCTTCGCGGCGATGGAACTGGAAGCGGTGGACTTGAGTTTGATGGTCTTAAGAAAGCCGTTTCGACTTCACCAGCTTCAGGAACATACGGACAGATCGATCGTACCAGCAACACTTGGGCACGTAACCTTGCGGTTAACGTAACCCTTACTGCTGCTAACGTTCAGGAGCAAATAACGGATGCAATCAGCCAGGTAACTCGTGGTGATGAGATGCCTGATCTTGCACTCTGTGATCGTACCTCTTGGAAATTCCTCCATAGTTCTCTCACAGCTATTCAGCGTATTGCTCTTCCTGCAAAGAAAGCTACCGCTGGATTTCGTTCATTGAGCTATGACGGATGCGATTTCGTATTCGACGGTGGATTCGGATCTTCAGTGCTTGAGACGAACTCAATCCGACTTCTCAATACTAAGTATTGGTCGTTTGATATGGTTCGTGGCGCAGATTTCAAGCCCCTTGCTCCTGAGATGAATCGTCCTGTTGACCAGGATGCTTTCTTCACAGTGATCATTGTGGAAGGAAATCTCTGTTGTGCTGCTCCAGCTCTTCAAGCTGTTATTTACGCTTAATTAGTAGGAGGAACATAAAATGGCACGTTCAGGATCATTTGGTCTTAATTTTAAAAAGTCGTATGGAACAGCTCCATCAATTGTTGAGCACAAGGTTGGAGACCTTGGCACAGATATTGATGGTGAGTGGGTATTTATAGTAGCAGATGCTACTGGTGTTTCACAGTATGATGCTGTGAGCATTTCCAGCACATACGTAGCTACTAAACTTGTTGACTCTGGTGCAGCTTTTACAACAACCGTTCAAGTTGGTGTAGCTCAGATTGCGCTTGCAGCTAACGAGTATGGCTGGGTATGGATCGGTGGGCCTCTTGGTGGCGGCTCTGGAAAGGGTATTAAAGTTAATATCTCTTCCGCTGGAGCAACCGCTGCAACGGCTTTGTATACTACTGCTTCGACAAACAACGGTAAGTTGGCACTCACAGCAGCAAGTCATTCAAAGGTAAGCAATGTATTCCCACTTACGACTCTTGCAGCTGCCGGTACGGTAGAGCTTCAGTCGACTGGATACTTGGCTATCAATCCGTAACCAATTAGCGGGTGGCTTGTATAGCACCCGCGCTTTTTAGGAGTGTTATGTCAATTCTTACAGATTTGATTGGTTTAGGGTTGCCGCCAGAGCAAGCAAACATATTGTCTTCTGAGACTTTATCGTCTGCTCCAGCTCTTTCGTCATCTGGATCACTCACGGCATCTGGTACAACTATTGCTGATGCTCTTGCTCTTACCTCGTTTATTAACTTGGTAGGAACAGCAGCAGCAAGCACTGGTGTAAAGCTTCCGATTGAGTGTCCAATTGGTCAGTGTGTTTATATTGCAAACAATGGAGCTAACAGCATAAAGGTTTATGCTCAAAGCTCTCAGACAATCAATACAAGCATCGCTGGCGCTACTGGAACAACGGTAACCAACCTTCAAGCTCTTCAGTGTGTTCGCCAATCGGCAACAAACTGGATTGTTTTGGTACACACTAAGGCAACTTAGTTTAACGGGGTGGCTTGTACAGCACCCCAATTTTTTAAGGTGATCTATGCCAGATTTTCAACCTTCTGCTCCTGGAGCACTCTTTCCAGCATATAAACTCACTGCGGTTACCCCATCTGATGCAACTACCTTAGTAGGTGTTAGAGCACTTTGGATTGGTGGAGCTGGAACTATAAGTGTTATTGCTGTCAATGACATTGCTGCCGTAACGTTGACTGTCCCTGCTGGAACTTTGCTTCCTATCTTCGCTAAGAAGGTAATGGCAGCAACTACTGCAACGCTTATCGTGGCAATGTATTAATGGCTAGCAAAAAACTGGACCCAATGTTTGTTGGAATATCAGCAGGAGCTTTAACTAAACAACGCGCTGTTAGTGTTGGAAATGGCGCTACGTCTCAACTTGTAAGTTACTCTACGAATGGTTCATATCCTGCTGGAATCCAAACAAATGATTTTATCGTTTATTGCACTCATAGTTTAAGTGCAATAACCGCTCCTGCTGGATTTACAACTATTGCGTCTGGAACATTTAACACTACTAATAACTATTTGTTTGGCTACCGAGTAGCTCCAAGTGCATTAAGTGGAGCATTGTTAACTGGATTTGCAGATTTGATTGTTGTTCTACGAGGACCGGGAAATCTTGCGGGTGGGGTTGCTGCTGCTGACACGTCTGCTTGGACTTCTCTTTCAACAGCAAGTAACGATTTAAGCATTCTTGCTCTTGGCTATTCAAGCAATACAAATGCCACTATTGGAACAGGGTTTACAACTCAGCTTGCAGGAACTGGTCTTATACTTGCGACTAAAAACGCCCTAGAGCCAAGCGCAGGATTTACGTATACTGGATTTAGTAATACTGGAACCGCTAAAATTTGTTATTCTTTAGCAGTTTCAGCGCCAATAGTATAATTACTGTTTAGGAATGTACTAATGTTTATTGGTGTTTCAGCAGGATGTCTTAGTGAGCAACGCGCTGTCGGTGGTGGCGGTGTTGGTGGTGCTACTGCGCAGCTTGTTGGATATTCAACTACTGGCTCATACCCTGCTGGTGTTCAAAATGGAGATTTTATCGCGTATTGTACGCATAGTCTCACTGCGATAACTCCTCCTACTGGATTCACAACTATCTCCACCGGAACGTTCAACATTACTAATAACTACGCTTATGGTTGGCGAATAGCCCCCAGCGCGTTAAGTGGAGCATTGCTAACCGGATTTGCAGATTTGATTGTTGTTTTGCGTGGTCCAGCAAGCATTACTGGAGGATCTGCTGCTCCAGATAGCGGCACTTGGAATAGTTTATCAGCTCTTACAACCGGCTCCAGCATCCTTGCTCTTGGTTATTCTAGCGTCACAAACGCTACAATTGGAACAGGGTTTACTACCCAACTAGCTGGCACAGGATTAGTCCTTGCAACTAAAGATGCTACAGAGCCAACCACTGGGTTTACCTACACAGGATTCAGTAATACCGGAACTGCCAAAATATGCTATTCTTTGGCCGTTAAATAATAACTATGGTCAATATGTTTTTGACTCTTAAACTAGGACTAAAGAATGGCACAGATAGACTGGAATAACTTGATGAACGGACAGCAACAGCAGCGCAGACGATTTCATGGCGCTAATGTTAAGTTCTTCAATTCGTACAACGAGAATAAAGAAAAAAGCCTTCAAGCAGGTCGCGCTATTTTTGACGAAATACCTTCAATCTCTATTCAGTATCCAGGTGGAGATGAAACGGTTCGCAGGATTGAGCCACAAGACATACAAGACTATCCAGAAGATTACGCAGCTTTCAAAGCTGGTAGCGAGGTAGTAGTTAGCGGCACACCTCTTGCTGAATGGACTTTGATGAATGGATCAACTCTTCGTGAGTTGCAGCACCTTGGTTTTAAAACCGTAGAGCAGCTTGCTGATGCACACGATGAACTCAAGCGTAGACTTGGACCAACTGGTAAGTTTGTAAAGATGGCCAAAGATTGGCTTGATGCTGCAAACTCTTCTCAATTTAACGTAGTTGCTCTTAAACAGCAGCTTGAGCGTGAGCAGAAGAGAACAGCGAAGTTAGAAGAGCAGGTAGAGTTGTTATTGCAACGAGTAGAGGGCAACGAGGGCACAGACCTTCGTTCACGTCGAAAGGAGGTGATCCGATCTATCGAGGTTGAGGATGAGCTACTTGAAGAAGGTAGCCAAGATGAGGTTCTTGAGGAAGAGACAGCACCTAAACGCAGAGGCAGACCAAGGAAAGTATGAGTCTAGTAACCGCAGTTCAAAACGTAGCTAATGAGGCAGGGTATACCGTCGAAAGTGGCGTTGTAGCTTCAACCGAAACAACTACCAAGCAACTGCGGACTATTGCTAGTCGTATCAGCCATGACATGTCGGACCAGTATCCCTGGCCGCAATTGTATGCATCTGGTTCAATCACGTTGGTAGCTGGGCAGGCTAGTTATCCGCTGCCCGCTGCCTTTTCGTGGTACCATTATGAAACCTTCTGGAACAGCTCTACACGCTGGAGGATCTTGGGGCCTATGTCACCCCAGGAGTATGCAGAGATTCGCGGCTACGGTTTAAATACGACCGTTTATCAGCGTTTTCAGATTAGAGGACTAAGCAATAATGAATTGCTTATCTCGCCTACTCCATCAGCATCACAAAATGGAAATATAGTTATCTTTGAGTATATCGCAGATAGGTCTGTACGTCCTGCTACATGGGCAAGCGGCACTGTCTTTGCTGCTGGTGCTTATACATTTTATAACGGCAACTACTATCAAACTACATTAGGTGGAACTTCTGGGGTGACTACTCCAATACATACAAGCGGTTCTGCTTCAGATGGTGGAGTTACTTGGACTTACTACAATGGAGCATATAGCGAGTTTTTAGCTGATAGCGATGAAACTGTTCTGAATCAAAAGACTCTTGAGCAAGGTATGCTTGAGCGTTTTGCTGAGATTCATGGTCTTGATACTATTCAGCCGCGATACCTAGTTCAGATGAACGAGGATTATTCTAGACAGCAAGTAAGTAAGATTATCTACGCTGGAGGCCATACTCGTGCAGAGATGTTTGCACGTGCTGGAACCGCAGTATTTGGAACATGGACATAATATGGCACAGCAAATAGCACCACCAGCTAAAGGAATGACTGCAAGGGATTACTACAATCAGTTAACCAGCCAGGGTATGCGTCCGTATGATGCGTATAAAGCTGTTGAAGCTAGCTTTGGACCACCTCCAAGCCCACAGCAGCAAGCAGCAGACCAAGCAGCAGCAGATCAGAAAGCTGGGCTAGCTCAAACTGGTGGCACTATTGGCGGATTGTTGCTTGGACAAGAAGCAGCACGTGGATTCCCCAATGTAGCTGGATTGTTTGGTAATGGTGCTGGCGCTGGTGCAGCTGAAATGCCTGGTGCATTAGGTGGAGAAGCTGCATTAGGTGGGACTGCTGGAGAGGTGGCAACTCCTACTCTTCTTGGAGCACAAACTACTGCGCCATTAGCTGGTGGTGCTGGTGCTGGTACATCTGGTTTTGCATTAGAAGGAATTGGTTCTGCTGGTAATTATTATTTACCTATAGCTGGAGCTGTTGGAATGACGGATCTCTTGGCAAAGAGAAGAAATAACAAAACTGGATATTTAGAAGGAGCAGCCTCTGGTGCTGCTATGGGAAGTTATTTTGGTCCATGGGGCGCAGCTATTGGCGCAGGTGTTGGACTTGGTGCCGCTGGATTATCTGGAGCATTTACTAGCGGAAAGTCTAAGCCTCAACAAAATAGAGACATGCTAAGAAAAGATTTGCAAGACGCTGGAATTGCAAATGACAACTTTGAAGTAACTCTTGCTAAAGGTGATAAATACAATATCGGCAAAGATGGCAAAGCAACATTAACCAATATTGATGGAAAAACTACCCGCAGAACTTGGGATGTTGATTGGGATAATCCATTAGCTAAATACGCTGTTGATAAAATAGATCCTCGCGTACGAAGTGTTTATAAAGATGGAAAAAATTTAGAGCAGTTTACTGGCATGTTAGTTAATGCTGCTACCAGCAACGCTAAAAATGAGAAAGAAGTTCAAGCTAACATTGATGCTATGCTTGGCAAATCAGGACTAGACAAAGGATCTGGCGCTACAATTTCGCCAAAAGCTCCAGCGCCAAATCCTCCAATGACAGGCCCAGAAGGATTCAGACAAGCAGAAATTCAACAACGACCAAAAAATATGTCTATCAGAGACATGCTAAATATCAACGCAAACAAATAAGGTAATTATGGCAAAAGGATCAGCACTCAAGGGAGCACTCGCAGCAATGCCAAAAGGTGGCAAAGTTACTTCTATGCCAGTTGGTAAGCCTAATCCAGCTACACAAGCTGTAACTGGCGCTATTCAGGGTGCTCAAGGAGTTGGGCTTCAGCGTCTGTCACCTGGCGTATATCGCAACCAACAGGGTGGCCTTGTAAACTCTAGTGGTGGATCGCTTCCAGGACAGCAGCCACAGCGTCCTTCTATGAATGTTCCACAGCCACATAGAATGCCAATGGGCCCAGGCAATCAAATGTCTGGAATTGCTGCTGGCGCTGCTGCTGGCATGGGTGCTGCTTTTGGTAACAAGCCATATATGTTTCCTAAACCTGAATTACCATTTGAACAGTATATGCATGGCAATCCAGGATTGATGTATGCGGGTGGATCTCCAAACTTCAATGAGATGACTGGACAATACGCTCCAGCTCAACAGCAAATGGGGCAATTAAAATATTCCCCTTATCAATTACAAGATCCACAGCAATACGCTGCATTGCTAGCTCAAAAGCAAGCATATGCACAACAAATGGGACAACGTCAGCCATATAACCAACAGCAGCAAGCACAGCAGCCACAACAAGGAATAGTAGCATCATCTCCTGGAACACCTAATAACGGAAATGTTTATTAATGATCACTAAACTTCAACGGCCAACAGCAGGATCCTATGCACAAGCTCCACAGAAAATTGGAGCTAGTATGGTATCTGCATTGCAGGCAAATCCAGCTCAACAAGAAGCCGCAAATCAACAAGCGGCAGGTGATCAGCCAGATAGTCAGACTGATAACCAACGAAAAGGATTTTTAGCAGTTGAAGCTCAGAATCAATCTGTACCACATACAATTCAGCAATCTCCTATGCAGCCAAGCAATGTTCCTGAAGGTCAAATGCAGACCACTGGAGCAGAGCAACAAGCATTGGAAATGAATGCTCCAATTAACGATCGAACACCTTGGGTGGATTCTGCTGGTCCTAATGCTTGGGCACAAACTCAAGCACCACCTCCTGAAATATCAAAGAGATTTGCAGGTGGGTATTTCAATCAGTGGCAGCCAGGTAATATATGGAATCAAGCTAAGAGCAATGCTGAATATCAAATGCCATTTAATGTTAATTTAAAGAGGTAATGTGAGCTTCCAGGGTTTTACAATGCCACCTCCATCGCTCGGTTTGGACCTCGTAAGTCCTATCGACAACATGGATCCAGCATCAGCATTGGAGTTAACTAACATCTTCCCTGGTGCTGGCGCTCCTACTGTACGCCTTGGATACACAACCTTTACAACTGGTGGCGCGACTATCCCAAGCACTCCTATTCGTTTCATGCATGAGTATTCATTGAAGGATACAACTGCTCAGTTAATAGCCGGAACTGATACAGCTCTATATTCTATTTCATCTACTGGAGTAGTTACAGATATTACTCGTGCTGCTGGTGCTTATAGTGCAGGTAGTTGGAACAAAGAGTTGTTTGCTGGGAATATATACCTTTGCAATGGAACAAACGAGCCACAGGTATACATAGGTATAGGAGGTACAGGAAAGGCAATTAACATAACTGGCACTGGAGTTACTGGAGGTAATACAACACTCGCACAGGTATCATCATATAGAGAGCGACTTTACTTCGCGCAGAAAAATACCATGATGATGTGGTACGACAAAACCGTTAAGTCCACATTAGCCACTGGTAGTCCAGGAATGGCCTCTTATGACTTTCAATATATTTTCCGTCGTGGTGGTTATCTTTTATTTACTGGCTCTTACACAAATAATAAAGGTTTAGGAGCGCAGGATTATTTTATGGCTGTTTCGTCGGAAGGCGAAATAGTTATGTACACTGGAAATTCTCCAGACGATGCAAACTGGACACTAGTAGCTCATTTCATAATTGGAAAGCCACTTGGTCGCAAAGCATATGTAAGAGTCAACCAGGACGTTTGGATCATTACGCAACAGGGAGTCATTCCTGTATCTGCGTTGTTTGAAACAGATCCAGAGCAAGCAACAAATATAGTTAGCTTGAAAATAAATCCATTGATTACTCAGTATTCAACGCAAGCATCTTCTACAGAGTTATGGGGTGGATTCTTTTGGCCACAAGGAAGACGTGTTTATATTACTCTTCCTGATAGTGCATCATCTGCAACACTACTAGTATACGCAATTGATACCAAATCATGGACGCAGTTTGTGCTTTATAGTGGCGAACATGCTGTGGCATCGTGCAAGTTTCTTAATCTTCCTTTCTATGGCTCAAACACTGGAGCTATATATCAAGGCGAAACTGGCTATGCTGATGCTGTAACTGCAACAACATCACAATCAATAGCGTTCTCTTGTCGCACTGCGTTCTCATTCTATGGCGCTCGTGGCAATTATAAAGCGTTTAAGGATATACGTCCGCTACTTAGGGGCAAACGTGGAATTACGCTTAACCTTGGCTTAGATACAGACTTTAAACGTAGTTCAGTGCTTACTCAGGTTACTACTCCATCAGCAAAGTTTACTGCATGGGGTTCTAAATGGGGTAGTGATGGCGCTGCTCATACTGCTTATGTTTATCCTGGCGATGTTCCTCCAGTAGCTCCATCACCTGCAACAGTTACAGTTCCATCATACTTTGAGCCTTGGTCCGCAGATATAGAGTATATTTACGATCGTTATTCAGCGGCAGGACAAGGACATTGTGCAGCAATTAGAGTTGGTGGAAGCATTAAAAATTCATCGTTACAGTTTTTAGGGTTTGAAATAAGATACGACTTAGGTGCGCAGGTATAATTATGGTAGCAAAGAAAACAGCTAATAAGGGTGGTGCTCTTAAAACTAATCCGAGTGCTACTACATCCACAAATAATCCAGCAAATGGACTTAAACGCGTATCTCCTGGCGTATACCGTAACTCTCAGGGTCAGCTTACCAATTCATCTGGAAGACGTATTGATAGCCAAGGACGCCCTATAAAAGGAACAGGGTCAAACAAGAATCCTAAAGCACCAGCAGGACCCGCAACACCTCCAACAGATGCACAACGATTCGCAGGATTGACACCCGAGCAGCAAGGCAATGAGATGGGTGATGTATCTGGTAACTTTGGAATAAATATTCTTAATAGAGCTGGGCAGTTTGATCCAAATAATCCTTGGGCAAATATACAGCAGCAGGGCTTTACAGACCAGATGAGCGCAGCTCGTCAAAGCGTCATGGATGAGTTTAATCGAACGATGGAACCAGAGTTCCAACGTCAAAACGAAGAGTTTCAACAGCGCATGGCAGATCAGGGTATAGATCCTAATAGTGGTGCATATCAAGGACAGGCCCGAGCTATTGCAGAATCACAAAACAATGCTCGTAATCAAGCGCGTGCTCAAGCCTTTCAACTTGGTTCGCAATATCAACAGCAGGGATATGATCAGTTTATGGGTGGCCAAAAGCTACCATTTGAACAGTATGCTGCTACTTCTGATATGTGGAAAGTTCCATATGCTACACAGATGGATGCTCTTCAAGCTGAAAAGAATCGCCAAGCGCAAATTCAACAGCAAAAAATTTCATCTGGTGCAACTATTGGCGCAGCTAACATCAATGCTAAAGCTCAACTTGATGCACAAGCTATGCAGAATATGAACCAATACAATCAACCACAAAAACAAAATCCTTGGAGTGCTGCTGCTCAAGGGGTTGGAACTGGAGTTGGTATTGGTGCAACTAATCAACTTTTGAAATAAGGATAACTATGGCCACACCTACACTTGCCGATGCACTTAGTGGTTTGCGCATAACTGGCGCAGAGAATCCTTATGGCATGAGCCTTATTGCGCTTAATCAAGCAGCACCAAATCTGTACAATCCATACGGTAAGCCTGCTGGAAACTTTGGTATTGCTCTCGGTCAGGCATTGCTTTCTGGATTACTTGGCTATCAGGCTAGAAAGCAAGCTACGGAAGAATCTTTACAAGCTACAGACCTTGCTAGTCAGCTGCTTGCTAAACCAGCAGCAGAGCGAACTGCATTCTTACAAGGATTGGCACAGCAGGACACTCCAACAAATGTGATGAGTCGGTTGACTGAGATTAATCCAATTCTTTTACAGCAAGAAATTGCGGCAAAAGCTGAAAAAGCAGCAGAGGATAAAAAGTTTAAAAATGAATTAACCATTGCAGGTATAAAAGAAGGATTACTAACACCAGAAGACTATCAAACAATGATTGGAGTTACTCCAAAAGCTAAACCAGTTGATACGTCTATTGGTAGACCTGTAGAACCAAAGCTATTTGAAGGCGAAACGCTTGATGAGAAGCGGAATAGATATATTCAGCAAGGCAAGCAAATGGGCATGACTGCTAATAAGGCATCTGATGATGCTGATAGAAGATTAGCAGTAGAAAAACAGGCTAATAAAGCAGTAGAAACTAAGATTCAAGATGCGAGAGCAAAAGCTACTACCGTTTCAAATCTTGCTGCTGTTGCAACTGAAGGTGTTGCTGGTGCTGGCTCTACTGGTGGACCTGCTCTTTATGCTGGCGGTCGTGATTTAGCATCATCATTATATCAATATCTTCCAACGGAAGGTGGAAGGACTGAAGCACAACAACGCGCTTCTACTCGTGTACTAGATTCTATTAGGCCTGAAATAGTAAAAGCAGGTCGTTCGCCTGGCGCTGTAACTGACTTTGAGAACAAGCTTCTTATTGGAGCCGGCCCTTCTAGTGATAAAACTCCAGAAGAAAATAAAGCTCTTATCAAAGGAATGGAAACTAGAGCGCAGCTAGACAGTGACTATGCTGATTTCCTTGAAACATATCTAAACCAAAAAGGAACCTCTATTGGGGCAGATAAGTTATGGAATGAATACAAAAAGAATGAAGTATTCAAAGGTGGCACTTACAATCCAGATAGAACTTCATGGGTAGAATACCTTGGAGCAAAAAGAGGCATTGTTCCACCAACTGATACTAGTGCAGAAAAAGCGGCTTTAATTGCAGAGATAAAAGCAGCGATAGCAGCAAAGCAAGGTAAGTAATATGGCAGATTTAGAGAACTTATCAGTTGAAGAATTACGCTCGATGCGCGATTCAATTAAAGGTTCTCCTGCTTTAGTTCCTGCATTGCCTGTAGCAAAGTCACCATTAGAAACATTGGCGACTACCTCACCATCAGATTTGAATTGGCGTGGCGCTGCTGAAACTGCCACTGGTGGCCTTTTAAACATTGGTAGTGGCTTAACACTTGGCGCAATGCCTAAGATTGTAGCAGGTGGCAACGCGTTAATTGATGCCTTACTAGGTCAACAATCTATTAGCGATGCCTATACCAATAGACTCGCTCAAGTCAGAGCATTGGAAGGAGCATATAAACAAGCGGCTGCTCCTGCGTCTATTGCTGGAGTGCCATTAACTGAGATTGGTGGTTCATTGTTGATGCCTATTCCTGGCGGAAAGATAGCAGGAACCGCAGAAGAGCTTGCAGCATCAGCGCCAGTGCGAGAAGCAGTAAAAAGCATAGCAAAGCAAGCTGGCGTTGGTGCTGGATTAACTGGTGGTCAAACACTTATATCAAGCGATAAGCCAATAGAGCAGCGTTTACAGGATGCTGCTTCTGCTGCTGGCATTGGAGCTTTGTTTGGTGGAACACTTGGCGCTGGTGTAGAAGCTGTAAAAGCTGTGCCAACGCTTGCTAGTGCATTGACTGAGTATGGCAAGGGATTACAACGTAGTTCGTTAGGCCTTCGCGCAAGCGATTATGCCAAAAAGCGCAATAACAGATTATTACAAGCAGTAGAAAGTGAAAATCCTACTATAGAGACTTTGCCAACTGATTATCAAACTCAAGTTGGAGTAAGTGCTGATAATTTAATTAAAAACAATGTACTTGGGGATACTCGAAATCCTGAAAAACTTCACTCAAATTTGATTGCTGAAAAAAGCAATATAGAGCAAAAACTTCAATCAACGTTAGAAAGCGCACAAAAAGAAGTTGGTCCTGTTCCATTGCCAGACACTAGCAAAACAATGCAATACATCATTGATAATGTTGATGTTGCTGATGAAGGGAAATACCTAAATAAACTTCTAGAAAAACTAGATACGTTAAAGCAAAAAGGAAATGGTTCATTAACATTTCTTAATGAGCAAAAACGTAAACTAGCAAATGAATGGAAAAAAGATCCAAATTTAGATTCAAATTTCTGGAGAAGTTTATATCTTGATTATAAAAACCATATAGAAAAATACGCTCCAGAAGTTAAACAGCTAAACAAGCAAAAACAAGATTTGCTTGTTGTTGAACCAGTTTTGGAAAGAAACAAACGACTTGCTGAAGCTGTTACTACGCCTCAAAAGATAACCAAAGCTTTGTTCTATACAACTGGCGGTCTTGGACTTCCTGCTGCAATCGCTGGTGGTATTCCTACTACTGCATTAGCTCTTGGATTAGCAGCGTTGGGAACTAAGACTGGTCAAAACATTACTGGTAAATTAGCAGAAAAAGCTGGACAAGCTGGAGCTGGAGTTACTGGTGCTGGCACTCAATCACTTGCAAATGCGTTGCAGCGAGTGATTCCATCTTTAACAGCACAGGAACCTTCACAGCAGAGTTTTCCAACCTCAATACAAGTTAAGCCAGACTACAATTCAATGAGTCTTGAAGACCTTCAAGGAATGTTGAGCCAATTAGAAGGAACGACAGAAGCTCCACAAAAACAAGATATTAATGCTGTAATCTCATCAACAGCACAAGAGCATGGAGTTCCTGAAAGTCTGGTTAAAGCTGTAATGCATATTGAATCTGGTGGAAATCAAAAAGCTATCAGCAAAGCTGGAGCTATTGGAAGAATGCAGCTTATGCCAGCAACTGCAAAAGCTCTGGGCGTTGATCCATACAGTGAAGTTGGAAACGTAGTTGGAGGAGTTAAGTTTCTAGGACAACTCTATAGTAAATATGAAGATCCCAAGTTGGTTCTAGCTGCTTACAACATGGGAGAGACAAAACTTGATCGTGCAATCGCTAAGACTTCTGCAAAAGGATTAACTCCAACTTGGAATAACATTATTGAAAATGTTTATATTCCAGCAGAAACAAGAAAGTACGTACCAAAAGGAATCACTAAATTTAATCAATTAGAGGCATAATATGGCATGGAGCGGGGGGACATACCGAAAAAGTAATTACAGCACTAACGGCTGGACTGGCGACGCTTCGCTAGGTATTGGCATTGAAGCTGGTCGTCATGACACGCAAGACGATGACTTCATGAACGGCATCAACTCGTGCTTAAACAAAGATGGTAGTAACGCTGCTACTGGTAACTTAAACATTGGTAGCAATAGATTAACTAACGTTGCTGCTGGAACTGCTCGTACTGATGCAGCACAAGTTGGACAAGTTCAGGATGGTTCATATATTTGGCTTGGAACAACTGCTGGTACTGCAACGGCACAAACTGCGACAGCAACTCCTGCCATCACCGCATATACGGCGGGTCAAAAGTTTCAGATGCTGGTCGGTGCTGGACTATCAAGCACCGGAAGCGTTCCAACAGGGCACACGATCGCTATAAATGGACTAGCTGCAAAGCAAATAGTAAGTGCAGACGGGTTAAATAGTTCTCCTACTGCCGGAACATGGGTTGCTGGAGCGCTACTAGAGTTAGTTTACGATGGGACCTATTTCAGAATCACAAATAGCGCGGCGGGCTGGCAAGATTATACGGTTACAACATCAAATTTTACTGGAGTTGCTCCAAATGTAATTTCCTCAATAACCACAGTGGAGGTCTCGCGATATATAAAAATTGGAAAGATCATTACTTGGGAATTGGGTATACAATTTAATCTGGGAACAGGTGGCGGCCAGCTTCTTAACATTGTGCCACCAGTTAATGCGGGCGCTTCAATATCAGCAACAAACTGTTTTTTTATTGGTACTTATTTTGCCGATGCGGGTGCTGGCACACTTGGAGCGTTTTATTTTACATCAGCAGGAAATATGCGATGTAGCAGAAATTTGCTTACCGCTCAAAATTGGGTAGCCGCAACGCTTTGTTACGTTCGCGGTGTAATCACATACGAGGCGGCTTAATATGAATTGGCAAAACACTTTACCAGTATGGGCAATTTCAGAAACGATAAGCGACGAGTTTATCATAATGTATATTAAAATATGGCGTAAAGCTGAATTAGCATCATGCGATTGGACACAGCTCCCAGACGTTGATTTAGCTAATAAATGGGATTGGGCAGTGTATCGCCAAGAACTGCGCGATTTGCCAGCTCAAGGAACAGACCCTAAGTTGTGGGTATTTCCGGTACCACCAACGTGAAACTAAAACTAGTACGAGTATCGGAATACAAGGACGCTACACTAGGCGTGTTGTGTCTCGATGCTCGTCCTATGTTTGTCACGCTAGAGGATCGCTGGTTCGATAACGAGAAGCAGATCAGTTGTATCCCTGCTGGTAAGTACAAAATTAAGATTCATAACTCTCCTAAGTTTGGCAGAGTGTTTCAGGTCTGTGATGTCCCAGGACGCAGCCAGATACTGATACACGCTGGTAACACCAAAGAAGATACGCATGGATGTATCTTGCTTGGCTTAATGTACGGAACGCTTGGAACAGAAACGGCAATACTTTCTAGCCGTGCTGCTTTTACTAATTTCATGACTGTTATGAACGATGTAAGTGAAGCGGAATTAGAAATCCATGACAGCTAGTGATGTAACAGAATTGCGCTATTGGTTGGATCTTCTTATCAAAGGAGCGATTGGAATTGTTATTTCGCTGGTTGGTATGGACTACCGTCAGGTTAAAAACTCTCTTAAAGAGTTAGAACAGAGCAAGTATCAGCTCACTATGCACGTTGAAGTTATGCAAAACGAGATGGTTACTATCAAAGACCGTTTGCAACGCATAGAAAACAAGATTGATAGGATACTTGAAAAATGAGAGTGCTGATTGTGCTATTGGCCTTTATAGCCTCTGCACAAGCTCAAGGCACAAGCTATATCGGGCTATGTAGTAAGTCCTGGCCCTGCGAGAAAACCCTCGCTACGTGGCATAAAACGCCTATAATCGTGGGATGGCTAGAGGACTCTTTTGGCAGTAGTTGCCAGTGTGCCGATACGATTTTAAGCCAGGATAAGTCTAAGACTATTCGAGTGCATTTAGCTAATGGCCCGTGTCTTAGAAATCGCAGATGTGAGCGGCACGATGTGTTCTACGGATACACGATAGTTTCAGCTAATAGAGCGGCAAAGATACCAAAGTCACGACTTAGAAAAAGGCTAGACGTATTAGCCACACGATTGAAGCAGCGGATTGAGCAGTCAAAAGGTCTGCTAACTTGTTACGTCTCACCTTGTTTAGAGTGTGATTTAAATGGACCTGCAAGAAAAGCTCTCATTAGTGCTGTATCTGCTATTTTGCCTAGCTGTGTCATCGTGGATAATCCTCTCAACTCGACCTGTATTGCAGGAACCGTCTGCGAACGACATGGAATTAATCCTAATCTTAAGCCACCTTGTATAGCTGATATGGACGGCACAGAGGCAAAAACTAGCCTTGACTTAGAAACATACTACGCCAAAACTAAGAGTTGCGATGTACGGTTTTATTGGACGTTTTGGATGAACTGCAATTCTGGAAGCTGGAAAACCCCAACTAGTAGGAATTGTAGTCATCCTGTTTCTAACTTTATAAATGCAGGGAATACAGCATGGAACTTGTTATCTTCTCAATAGTTCGACACTTGCTCACGCTTGTTGCAGGTAGCTTGCTTACCATTGGCATTAGCGAAGCTGATACACAGAATCTTGCACAAGCTGCAACGCCTGTTGTTTCTGGCGCTGTACTTTATGGTGTATCTCAAGTGCTTTCGCTCAAGAACGCTAAGAAGCGTTAGCCGCCAATTCTGTGACGTTTGTTGCGTAGTGAGCTTTCCTTTGTTGCCGCTTCAACACGCATAACGTTTGTGTTTTCTTTGATGTAATGCATCAAGCCCATAAACTGACCGCGTTCTTCAGCTTGGTTAAAATGTAGTTTGAACTGTTTTGATGCTTCTTTGCGGATGCTTGAAGCAGCACCATCACCATCTTCGTATAGCTGATCTGCTAAATACGTTAGGTTGAAGTGCGCTGGTTCTTTGTCAAAGATAAACCATCGTAATCGATTAAACTCGTAAATAGCTTTTATCTGGAATTCGTTTTTACTGTTTGCGCTTAAATTGTCGTAACGTACTAATTGACCGCTACCGTTGCTTAGTAGTTTATCAAAGAAAAAGCAGTAATCTTTTAATGCTCGCTCTATTACAGCGAACCATAGGTTACGTTCTGGGGTTTCGTGAGAGACTGGTTCACCATCAAAGATTGGCATGTCTCGTTTCATAACCCATTTGCAAGATACTTGCTTATGATTTCGATTGCGTCATCAGCAGACCAGCAAATAACAGCGTAGTTACCAGCCGCATTAAGTTTTTTGAGAATGTCCATCTGCTCAGGACTCGCGCGGTTGGGTTTAACCTTCATCTCTATATAAAGAGCGTTGTATTTATCGTTCCCCACAGGCACGCAAATGTCAGGTATGCCCTTGGTAAGCCCTGCCCGTTTCATTGCAACACGACGCTGTATAGAGGCCTTACGCTCGTTTGGAATGGCGAAGGCTAATGCATAGCCTTTATGCACATGAGCCATAGCGCGGCAGTAGTCGAAAAAAGCGGTTTGCTCCTGTTCTTCAGGTCGTCGCTTAGGTTTGGTTTTGCCTGCAAAGAGTTTGAAACTCAATCATTGCCTCGCGTTCGTTTGGAATGTTTACTCCAAAACGTCTAATCACATCTCGATAAAAGTCTTTAGGACTTACTGAAACGATCAGTTCCGCGCTTTTACCTGCTGCCATAGTAACCAAGAACTTCCGTCTTCGGTAGTACTTTTCAGCAAGCTCGTCTTTTACAGCGTTTATAACTGCTTCTCTGGTGTGTTGTTTTACGTTTTGCAGGGCGTCAAATAGTTTGCGAAGTGCTGCACGATTATCGAATTCGTGTGAGATGTTGATAGGATGATATTCAACAAAGATACCGTTTACGTAAAAATCAACGGTCTTGTTATAGCCTACGCCAACTTGAAAAGTTCGCCCGTTTTGTAGTTCAAAATCAGGTACATACTTTTCAAGCATTGCGCCACACGCATACTCAGAGCGTGATGCAAAGCGTATAGGTTCATCAGGAATTTTGGGGAAAAGTAGCTCTTGGCGCTGTTGATGTTTGTCTGGCTCAAGCATGAGCGCAGTCTACCTAGAGCCGCAAGCATAGGCACTAACTTACTTTTTCTTAATAGTTTCGCCAGCTTCTTTGTCTTGAGCTTTCTCGCCAATCTCTTCAGCACCATGAGACTTCATTGGCTTATGCTTAGTAACACCCTTGATGTTGCCCTTGTTCTCAGAAGCATAGAAGACAGCTTCGCCTTTTTTCTTACCGTAGAACTTCTGCATTGCTTCTCTAATTTTGAGACCTTTCTTATTCAGCGGCATCTGATGTTCTTACAAAATTTAAGTTTTTATTTACTTCCATGTCGATTCTAACACTTGGATCTGCCATTCCATAGCCTTCTTTAAAGCCAAGGTTATAAGCCATATATATCCATGACATCATCTGATCGTCCTCCTCCCATGGAAAAAACGAATTGGGAAATTTTTGTCTAATGATGTCGTCTAAGTATATTTTGTTTTCCATCTTTGTTTTGTCCCAGTGTTGTAAGCAAGCTATATAACCGGCTAAAAACGCATCATACTCTTTGCCATACGTGCCCAGCGGCATAGACTCGATGTACTCCCTAGCTAAATCCTCAGCCGACTTCATGCCCGTTCCATATAAATGCCAGGACCGCATAGCAAATTAACCTCGACCGCTTCGCAATGCATGACAGTATCAAGAATGAGTTTGGCTAGTCGCTCAGGTGACTCGTTATAATGAGTATCAACTAGTGCGCGAAGGTCAGGCCGAGACTCGTATTGATGCGTAAAGTCTGTTGATTCTCGGATAGTTAGACGCACAGACCATTTGCCGTCTGTAATTGTGTGTAAACTGTAAACTCTCATAGTTTTACCTCAATAAGCTCAGGATTTAATTCAGATTGTGGGACTGCCCAGTAGGGGTGCGTTAGTTTGTTGCCGTCTTTATCGGTATCAACCCAATAACGATCCTGTTTGCAATCTTTGCCAAGTTTCCAACCAATTACTTCAGTGTTGGGATATATGCCGACTACAAAGTAAAACTTTGCGTCATCTTTATCCTTTGCTCTTATTGGCATTTTAGCTTTTGGATTGGTGCTACTACGAACCTCTACGTTTACACCAACATCAGCTATGCCACGGT